GCAATCTTCTCAAAATAAGACATTACATCTTCATCATCGTCACTTGCTGACGCAATAGATGGTGCAGGTTTACTTGCGATCTTTGGTGCAGCAGCAACTGGACGTTCTTCTTCAGAAAGTTCTGCAGCAGATTTGCTAGCAAAAGAATCACCAGAAAGAACTTCCTCAAGTTTCTTCTTCAACTCATCATAAGACTTGAAGTTCTTACGATCGAGGAACTCTGCCAATTTGTGTTGCTGGTTTGCAATCTTGAGGATAGCTTCATCATCATTTGAAATTGCGGTAGGATCAGCAAACGCAGATTCGTCATAGTTAGTGTAACCATCTTTCTTACGCATACGCAGTTTGAAGTTGGCACCTTCCCAGAAGTCAAACACGTTTACTGGCTTCTCATCTTCAAAGGTTGGACGTGCTTTGTCCATAATCTTATCAAAGATTTTCTTACCAAATTTAAATAGGAATACTTTACCTTCGTTCTCTGGATGCTTAGGATCAGAAACAACCAACACGTTAGCGATAAAACTTAGTTTACGCTTTTGTGCTTGAGCAATTTTCTTGTTCGCATCAGAACCAGAGTTCCACAGTTGAGTGTTCAATTCACCAACAGGGTCGTTCTCACCAAGAGTAGTGAGGGAATTTTCGATATACCATTTCCCAGTTGGACCTTGGAATCCATGAGAAAAGATACGTACCCAAGGTAGCTCATCACCTTCTACACGTGGTAGGAAGCGAAGTGTGGCTGTGCCATTACCTGCTTTATCACCTTCTAGTTTCCAGAAGCGATCGTCAGCGTATGACTTAGTTTGGGTTTGGGGATTTGCGATTTTCTCGAACTCTCCAGCGATTTTGCCGAAGTCAGAATTGCGCATCTTGCGAAGTGTTTGAATGTCCATTTTATTACCTTTCGTATTTACGGAGTATCGTCGTTTGTATTAGTATTATGTTGTATAAAAATCTCATCATGAATTTCAAGTTCATCCTCGAAAGGATCATCATAATCTTCTTCAACATAACTATTTAGCGTTTTCATACCTCCACTCTTTTTGTTGTTAGAATGTTTGGCATGTTTACCAGATCGCTTAGTGGTTTGCTCATCATCGAATTTCTTCGAATGATTATTCCAAGTCTTACCCATTTTATAACTCTTTTACTTCTTCCAAGAAATTATCAAAAACCTTTTTAATTTTAACATTTTCGTATTTCACGAAACCTTTAGATTTTTCTATTCTACGTATTTCATTTTCCCAAAGTAATATCATTGATGAGTTAGTTTTCCAAGAATCAATCATAGGATGAAAGTCGTCAATAATTCTGACAGTTTCAAGTGTTATCTGATTACCAAGGAATAATTTAAGTATACTACAATAACCTTTATTTGTCAAGTTAAAAATAGAATCTTCTTTAAATTTGTTCTTGCAAGCATCCAATAAAATTCTATTGCAATCATCAGAAAAGATTTTAGTAATACTCTGCTTTCTTCGATTCCACTCAATTAAATTACTATCTGCTTCTTCCATTGAATAAACCGCAGTATCGCTACCGTAAGCAAAGTTTGCAACATAGTATTGTATTAGTTCTTTGTCTACTGGATATTTTCTTGCAAGTTTCTCAAACATAAGACGATCATTCCTAGCATTAAATGCATCACGTGTTCCCTTTAGGTTACCACGATTTTTAAATACATCGAAATTGTCTTTAGTGAAATGGAGTCTGACAGCTATGTAATACTTATACGCTTTGAATCCGTCCATTAGACATCCAGTTGTGCTTTCTTAGGGAGATAATTAAGTTCTTGCATATTGAGTGCTACCTTTTCCTTCAAAGACTTGTTGACTAACTTAGCAATGTCTTGTGGTTCAAGATAGTTTTCTTTACAGTATTCAAGAATAGCGTCCATATGAGTGATACGCTTTTCATTGACAACCTGTTCAATGTAAAGAGAAAATTCGATTGATGTTTTAAACATTCGTAAGGTGTTTATTGAGGTAGTAATTGGCTGTTCTAATAGCATGATTAAGTTCAGAATATTCTTTCGATTTAATATTATAAAGTTTCCAGATGTTAGTATCTGTTTTTTCGG